CAGGCAGTCACCCGATTTTACGGTATATGTTTTTACTTGTGGCCGCGCTGCCGGGCGTTCCGGTTCTGGTGATGCCGCTGCCGGTATCGGCTGTTCTGGGACTATGGCAAAATTCATGATTTTGGTCCCATAATGCCTGGCCTCCTTCATGGTGATGGATACCACCAAATCCAGTCCCTCCTTCACATCATCCGACACTTTGTAGTCCTCCAGGGTCACGTCCATGTTGGTGTCAAAAGAATCACGGATGACAATGAATTCAAAGGTATCACCGCTCTCCTTAAGGTCCTGTAAGCGGCTGATGAACTCCTCCGCATCTTCCACACTCCCGTCCCACATGGCACATGGATAGTCCATCTGGGGCAGGACCACGTCAATGCTGATTTCCGCCAGGCCCGGGGGACGGGTTATATTTATTTCCTCTCCGTTAATAAGAGTGGCTGTCTCATTCTGACCGGGATACTTGATTGGGATTTTCTGTGGCGGAATGGGAAGGAGCATGTCGTCTATGTATACCTCGTATGGCATCAGATATGCCCTCCTTCTGCGGCAGATGCCAGGAACTCACTGGTGAACATGGACAGCGCCCGGCCCATGTCGTCGAAATCAGTCTTTTTGGTCAGGGTGTTGTTATTCTTGACATCCACCTTGAGTTCAGCCAAGGTGAAACGGTTGATTACTTCCTGCTCGGCGGCGTCACGCATGTATTTGAGGTCCTCGTCCATTATGTCCATGGAGTCCTTTATTGCTGCAGTATTGGCAGCTGTATTGCCGGTATTCAGGGCTATATTATCTGCGGCTGCCTGTGCCGTCGCATCATATCCCGCACCGACTTCATTGCTACCATTGAACAGATTTTTAAATCCTGCCTCTTTGGAGGCACCCCAATCGTATGCGCTCAGAGCCGCAGAAGACAAGTCTTTGAAATCCCTTGTCTTTACAATTTCTTTCCATTCCGCTTCACTTTTTGCATTTTGGGCCGCTGTCGTTATCTGATTCTGGAACCGGTCCAGACCGGCTGTGATACTCACTTCCACGCCTGGTATTTTGTTGATTACATCTTCTATGGCATGGGCCATATTGGAGACGTATCCTATTACATTTGATGCCAAATCGTAGAATAGGATTTGGACGGCTGCAATCGGGTCATTCCACACATTATAGAAAAAGTTGATGAATTCGGCTATTATGTTCCAGAAATAAATAACTGTATTGTATATGTGAGCCCCCAATACACCAAAGGCCCCAGCTATTATACCTGTTGCGCTGACTGACGCACCTGCAAACTTATTGAAGACCGCTACTCCAGCATAAATTGTAGCTATTAATAATATGATTCCTCCTACTATCCATGTAATAGGGCAAGCATATAAAGCGGCATTAAACGATAACTGAGAAGCAGTCAGGCCAGTTGTTGCCATCATTTCACTTGTAATTGCAGCACCGTGGGCTACTGCCTTTACCGCAGCGATGGTTTTTAAGCCATTGCTTATTCCCTGTATAAAATTATAAGCTGCCGCAGCCCCATTATAAACCACCAAGGCAGCAGTAACCCCGCTTATAATAGGCGCCAACCATGACCAATTATCTTGAATGAATCCGGCTGCGCCTACCATCGATTCAATCACTTGTCCAACGATGGGTATGATATCGCTTAGGACTCCAGCAAACCCCATCACTGCCATTTCCGCAGCTGGCATATTGGCATTCACAGTAGCAAAAAACTGCATCATCGCTGGATAGAGCCTTGCACCCACAACCTCCTTGATATCTCCCCAGGTATTTGCCATCTGCTGAATCTGGCCCTGTGGTGTATTCGCCATGATGGCATTCATGTTGCTCACGTTGTTCGTGATTACCTCCGCAAGGGTGGCCGCTCGCTCCTGTTCATTTCCATATTTGAGTACTTTTTCCTGTGCCGCACTAAACGTAACACCTACGCGTGTCAGTGCTCCGACCTGCCCCTGCATGACCTTTCCCATCATGTTACCAATATTGACAGCATCCTGCGTACTTACGTTAACCCCATTCTGCTGTACGGCCAGGTTGTTCATAGCAGGTATCAGGGTATTGAGTGCATCCGTTGAACTAAGAAATGTTGCCAGTTGCTGCGCTCCGGACAACTGCACCTCATCCCCAACAACACCAAGTGCCTGCTGTGCTGCTGTGAGCTCCTTTATAGATTGTATATCAGCAGGGCTTGCTCCCATTCGTTGCCGCATAATTGCTCCCAGTTTCGTCTCCGCCTCGCTTTGTATGTTTTGGAGCGAAGTGGTATCACTGATAAAATGGACTGCCATCTTGATTCCCTGGACCCCCGTATACATTCCTACTAATTGCTTTATGCGGCTTCCCAAGCCATCATAGGCATTTCCACCGTTCCTAACTGATTGATTAAACTGCTCCTGGGCCGCTATGTTATCCCTTATATTCCTTTCTGCAGTGGACACAGCGGAATTAAGCTGCTGGTATGCCTTATTCGCTGCACTGATATCCATACGAGACATGGCATTGTTTAGCTCATCCTGTATGGATACAGCCTGGCCCAATTGTCCCCTCAATGTTTCCAACTGATTATTGGTCTGTTCGGTCCGCAAATTTACTGGGATATTATTTAATTCCTGGACTCGCATTGATACGGCCTGTATCCGGTTCTGTAAAGCTGCCATGTCATTCAGCATACCTGGTGGTGTAACAGACATCTTTCGGGCTTGAGACGATATCGCCTGCTGGGTCTGATACAACTGCTGTGCCATCTTATTGGCCGATTGATATTCAGACGCAAATCTATCTGCACCAGTGTTTGTAAATACTTTAGGTTCTGATGCCGGTACCCATGTAGGTTCCGGCACACTCACAGGTTTGTTCTGAACTCGTTCCAATTCCTCCTGGTATTGCGCCACTGCTGCTGATGCGCTTTGCACCTGCTGCACCGCGGCTTCCCATTGAGCAGTATTTATCGCCGTTTCACTGGCTGTCTGGGCTGCGCCGAAACTGGATACCATCATATTCATGGCGGATGTAATAGAAACCAAAACCGGTGACATCCTATCATTTAATTGGATTGATGCTGATATGGCAGACATACACGCTCTCCTTTCCGCCCATACAAAAAGCACCTGGATTTCTCCGGGTGCTTTACTTTTAGATTTCAACTACACTTTGACCATTTTTTCCCTTGTACTCATCAATAAATCTTTGACTAACCGTCGGACTTCCTGTAACGTCAAATGCAATATAATCCGGCATACCGTCTTTCTCATACGTGATTATTAAATAATTATGTACTGTGCGGCTAGTTTTTTCTTTTGCTCTTCCACCTATCATTGCGCCGACAGTACCAAAAAGGAGAGCTCCTCCTACTGCTCCTCCCACACTCGATACATACTGCTTCTGAATTTCAACATCAGTTTTGGTGCAAGCATCCTTTATTTTCTCATTTTTCAAAAGATATTTAACACCATTGGCTTCAATACATAATGAGTCTACGCATATTGAAACTACGCATGTTGTATTTTCAGGTATCTTCAAACCGCTAAAGAGAGTCAATGAATTCTGGTATTTTATTCCAGCTGCATTCAATTCTTGTTGTTTTTCCTGACGCATTTTTGATTTTTTCCGTGAAGACTTACTCGCAGCATTTATACTTATAAAAATCAGAATTACTACTACTGCAATTATTGCAAGATATGGATATGCTTCTGGTGTAATACTCGCAGACATATTGAATCCCCCCATAATATATATTTTTTTCATTATATCACATCTGGCTTTCAATTGCTACCTTCTCCGTTTTCTTCTTCCCCTTCCTCTTCCAGTGGCCTTATTGGCATCCTCGCGATTCTTCTTATCGTTTTTCACTTTAATCTCTACCGCAGCGACCACATAAGCCCGCTCCTCTTCGGAGAGGTCAAGAAACTCATGTGGCCACCGGTGGAGCTTATGGAGACAGTAGTAGGCAATGTTTGCCTCTAGGCTGTCCCCTTCTATCAGTTTTTTGCCTCTTCCACCTTATCCTGGAATGTCTGCTTGAATCCGTGGAATTCCTGTATCTTATCCATGAATGCATTGAACTCGCCAGGATTATCAATCATCTCCACAATCAGTTGTTCCGCACCCATGACACCATAGGAGTCCTGCAGTTCTTTATCATTCAGGTTGGGGGACACGATACAGGCCGCAGCCATTTTGACAAGATACTTATTCCCGTCAAACCGCGGTCTGAACATCCCTGGCTTTCCTGTAACCGGCACCTCTACCGTGCAGGCATCCCTTAGTGCATTATCTTCTTTAGTAGTTAGTGGCCGGATTTCCCATAACAACGGCTTACCATTGTCATCCAAAAATGATGTCGTTGCTGCAATCTTTAAATTCGCCTTAGTTTTCTTATTCTTCTTTAAAAATCTGCTTAAATCTCCCATATTCTCTTATCCTCTCTTTCTTACTGCATTCCCTGCAAGTGACTAAACTGCTCCGGCATCTCCCAGTCCTCGAAGGTAAAATCAAGGTCCTCGTCCAGATACTCCGCATCCGCATCAAACTTGGCCAGGATTCCGCCATCCACATTACAACCCTTCAGGATGATGGTCTGCCTTCCTACGCTGGAAGTCGGGTCCTCGTTGGTTATCTGGATATCAAAGTACACATCCTGGCCGGTTTCTTTGTAGCGGTACAGCAGTTCCCTGAAGATGCTGGTATTGTAGTGGAAGGTCGCGGACCCGCTCCCTTTCCACCCGGTCGTCTTATTCCCTTTCCCGGTCCTCCCCAGTATGGGGATTTCAGACTTTGTTTTCTCTATGCTGGCCTCCAGGTTAATTGCCTGCATAAAATTATAGCGGTTCCC